GAAACACACTTACTATGAACATATTCGTAACAGATCCATGTCCACGAAAGTCTGCTGTAGTTCTTCCCGATAAACATATTGTCAAAATGCCACTTGAGTCTTGTCAGATGATCTCTATCATCTACAGCAAGTGGTATTTTAATTGGGGTGATATTCATCGTAAGGATGGACAACCTTATAACACAAGGAAAGGTGCTTTTCGCAATCATCCTTGTACTCAGTGGGCTGCAAAGAATCATTACAATCTTGCCTGGTTGATCCAACATGGGTGCGCTTTGACAACTGAGTATCTACATAGATATGGAAAGGTTCACACTTGCGCCAAAACCCTCTTTGAAGCTAAAAAAATGTTTCATCGTATTGTGGGTGACGCAATAACATGTTATTCTATGGCTGATAATTTTGCTCGTGCAATGCCCGATGAATTTAAATATGACACAAGCATTGACACTTTTACTGCTTACAAAATGTACGTTAGCAGCAAACCTTGGGTTGCATCTAATTATCTTCGTGACCAATCCCGTAAACCAAATTGGGTCTGATATATGAAAGATCAAAATACTATTCCTGATGGCGAGTCTAAGAAAGACAAATGGAATCGGGGACTGGATATCTTTATCGAGTCTGTCATTGAACCTGATCCTGCATTGAGATCATGTGCTCATAACCAAAAATGTTATCATGAACTGATGGACGTTCGTCAGGATGTCCTTAATTATCTTAAGACTCTTAGATGGCACTAAAGAATCCCACAGTTCCAATCTGTATGTTCCTTGGAGTAATCTTTGCTACATTATCTGTTATTGTTGCGGGATACTTTCATGGTAAAATGAATATTGGTGCCGTTTGGCACAACTTGCATAACTTCAACTAAATTATGAACAACCAGGATTTTCTTTGGGTTGAGAAATATCGCCCGAAGACTATTGAAGATTGTATCCTTCCCGAGGATACTAAAAAAACTTTCAAGTCATTCCTGGAGAAAGGTGAGATCCCAAATCTACTTCTCGCTGGACCTCCTGGTATTGGAAAGACTACCATTGCAAAGGCACTGTGCCACGAACTTGGAGTAGACTATTATGTCATCAACGGATCCGATGAGGGACGATTCTTGGACACGGTACGAAACCAGGCCAAGAATTTCGCTTCGACCGTCTCACTATCGTCAGCTGACACAAAGCACAAAGTCATCATTATTGACGAAGCTGACAACACAACCCATGACGTACAGCTCCTCCTACGGGCAAATATTGAGGCGTTTTATAAAAACTGCCGATTCATCTTTACTTGCAACTATCGAAACCGAATTGTTGAACCAATACAATCTCGGTGTTCTGTCATCGAGTTCGGAATTACAGGGAAAAACAAACCCGCAATCGCCTCAAAGTTCTTCAAACGACTCCAAACCATCCTGGATAAGGAGAATATTAAGGCGGATCCAAAGGTCCTTGCCGAACTGATTAATAAACACTTCCCTGATTGGAGACGTGTACTGAACGAATGTCAGAGACATGCATCCTCAGGAGAAATTGATTCATCGATCCTTGCTAATTTTTCCGATGTCAATATTCAAGACCTTATCAAGGCGCTTAAGGATAAGAAGTTTCCCGAGGTCCGTAAATGGGTCGTTAATAATCTGGACAATGATCCTGGTGTACTTCTTCGTCGTCTTTACGATGCTCTTTTTGAAACCCTTGACGGTCCTAGCGTTGCTGCTGCTGTGCTCATTATTGCTAAATATCAGTATCAGATCGCGTTCGTAGCGGACCAAGAAATTAACCTACTTGCTGCGATGACTGAAATTATGGTGGAGTGTGAATTCAAATGATTAATGCAAAATTGATTCGTGTCATGACTGGTGAAGAACTAGTCGCAGAACTGGTATCTGAAACAGAAAACGATATCACAATTAAAAATGCTCTTGTTGTAATCCCACAAGCACAGAATGTTGGATTTGCTCCTTGGGCTACTGTCATTTCTAAGGAAGTGGCAGACATTACAGTCTCCAAGTCACATGTAGTTTACATGGTAGAACTTGATGATTCTGTTAAGAAGAAGTATAATGAGATTTTTGGGAGTAAACTTGTTACCCCAGATGAAAAGAAATTGATTATCTGATCTCATGAAAAAGAAACTGAAGCATCAGGTTAAGTCCAGATGGTATTATGTCTTTTGGGGTATTGCTACAATTGCCGTAGTTGCTGGACAGGTATATGTTGGAAGTGGATATAGAATCATGTCTGCTTCTGTAAAGGAGTTAATTGAACATGCAACTAAGTGAAACCGACGCAGTATATGCAGCTAGTAAATTTATCGATTATTTTTCAAACACTGGAAGGATTGATGAATATCTTCGCACGGTCAAACTAGATCGTATTGCCGATCAACCACAATCTCTCTTTGGTATGCGTCCTGAAGATGATCTCTTCAGTGACTTTGATATGCATCCAGAGGATATGGATATCAAAGTATATCCTGCTGGAGAAAAAGACAGACAAGATTCTTTCCAGAATGAATATTTCAATGAGAGACTTCAGATTACGATGTCTCATGCTTTTGAAACTTCCATTCCTGGAAAATCTTTAAAGTGGATTGTCCAAGAGAAGAATACTAACAAGACTCTTGGGTTTATTCGGTTCGGTTCTCCCACCATCAATAGCAAACCTCGCAATGAGTGGTTGGGCGATACACCAGAACTTAGTAGATTCAATCGTCATGCAATTATGGGATTTGTTATTGTCCCTACTCAACCGTTCGGTTTTAACTACCTGGGTGGTAAACTCCTAGCCCTTCTTTGTTGT